AAAAGGTCTGAAGAGTTTCAGTACCCTTCAGACCTTTCGATCCATTAGTTTTATCACTAAGCGTGGTACGGTATATAAGTATTTATTAATACCTATTATCCGAAAGTTACTCCAGTGCCATAAGTCACATTATCAGCAACATGATAAATGTAAGTAAATGTCATATCAAACTGGACAACATCATTAGCAGAGTAGTCCAATGTGGCCGTTCCGACCGATTTTGGCCATGCGCCAAAAAGTTTATACTTCATAATTGGCTTACCATCGTAACCTAAAAGTTCGAGCTGCTGGTCAGCCATATAAAGATTCGGTGCGGTGTAAATATTTGTTGTTGGGTCGTGAACAAGCTGCGCCCATTGCATAAACATTTGCTGAATTTTCGCATCGATATCCACATTAAAAGTAACTGTCCAATCACCGTATGTGTACTTTCCGGCAAATTTAAAATCGAATCCTTGCCAATTTGTCAGGATTTCGTCCGATGTTGTTTCAGGCAGGTTTGTTGACCTTACAAGGTAAGTTGCCTTTTCAGTATCTCCCCCTGCAATACTAATAGGAAATATCGGTTTATAATAAAATAAGTATTGTCTTGCTCCACCCTGAAATGATGCCCTATAACTATCAATATCAAATCTTGGCATTTTTTATTCCTCCAATTTATTCTCTTATCCAGCTGTCGCTCCAGCAAGCTCTGTGAAGGAGGCGCCGGTCTTGGTTGCGATAAAGTTCAGAACAATAAATTCTGCTGCCCTTGTGGGCTTAATGTAAATGTCACACCAGAGCTCATTTCTATCAATTCTTTCCGGTGTATTATTTGTCTCATCACAGACAATCATATAATCATAAATACCTCTTCTTGAACGAACATCTCTCAAGAATGGGTCAATCATATTGACCAAAAGAAGTCTTGTAAGATCATCATTTGGCTCAAAAAGAAAGTATCTTGCTGCTGTAGCAATTGCCTTTTCAAGAACAATGAAGAGTCTTCTTACATTAATTCGATTGAAAGCAGATTCCTTGTCAAGAAGTGTTTTCTGACCCCAAACAACTTTGCCCTGACCAGAGAACGAGACAAGTGGGTTGATACCGGCTTTATAGAGAATATCTCTTTCTCCCTGTGTTGGGTTCCAAGCAAGTCTCCTTACATTACCAAGAAGGGCTCTGTTAAGACCAGCCGGGGCAAACCAAGGATCAGAAACATCATCCGTATTGGCATAGATACCAGCGATATGTCCTGAACATGGAATCCATCTATATTTACCGTTCCATTTGTCATATACTTCAATCCAGTTACCATAAATGGAAGCATAACTGGTATTTTCATTAAGTGTCTGCTGTCTATAAGTTCTAAGTGATGTTGCCTCATTACCGGAGTTATTAATAACATCAGCATAAAGACAATCAAGAACAGCAATACAATCCTTTCTTGATTCTGCAATCGAAACCAGATATTGTTTTACTGTAGTGGATTTATTTCCATCAATAAGAATATTAATATCAATTTCTTCTGCATTTGCATAAAGATCAATATCATCAATGATAAGTGCATCCGTTACAGAATCATCCTGATCATCTGCCCCTCCTCCGAAACTCTGCCAAGATGATGTAGAAATCGTGATATTTTGATCCTTTTGTGATTCATTCATACTAATCCTAATATAACTTGATGATTCATTAATAACTGTTTCTGCGAAAAGTTTATTTCCACTATCATCAACAACATCTTGATCAGTAGAAACATTCCAAACTTCCTTTGTTGCATAGGATGTTTCTCCCTGTGGTTTTACCTGTACAATAATAAGGAAGGATTTAGAATTAAGAAGCGGACTATCAATTGCTGAAACATCTGAATATACTTCCCATTCTGAATGTCCTCCTGATGCAATTTCATTATAGGTTGTATAATCAATAACGGCTACCCTGATATTATTTCCCCACTCACCTCTTGAGTTGGCGATAAGATAAAATGGCCAAGGTGCGGTTGGTGAAACATCATCCGCAAACTGATCTGGGTCTTTACTTGGGAGGTCTGATAAAGTCAGAGCATCACTACCAAGAACAAACTGGGTGAATGTTGCTTCTGAACCACTTACAGCTTTCGTTCCAGCAAAAGTTGCGGATACGGGCATTGTTCTTGTGCAATAAAGTGCATTTCCATACCTCAAATATCCCGTAGCAGCAAGAATATCCTGATAGCAATTCGCCACATTTGTTGGTTTTCCAAATATATCTATCAATTCATTTACGGTTGTTATCAGAGTTTTCTTTCTCTCCGGCCCCTTGTAAGTATTCCTTAGAATAATTGCTGCAATAGAAGTAGCTACCGCTGGAATAGTAGTAGACAAATCTATTTCGTTTACATCTACGAGTGGTGACAAATAAAATGCCATTGTATGAATCCTCCAAATGTTTTCCTTATATATTTATGGATATTTCAATTATATTTATAAAAATTTACCCGATTTCGTATCTATCATATATAAATGTTGCGCTGGCTTCCAGAACAGCCCCCCCCTCTCTTGTTGAGAGAGTAATCTCTCCAAGTTGTTGAATCCAGACATTTTTAAAGTTAATTGCCATTATTTTTCTACTAAAATTATCGGTTATTTGGAGAGAAGCATCAACAACCATATTATTTGGTAAGACACCAAACTTATCCTTGTTATTATTTATATAAAATATCCAGTTTGCAAGCGCTTTCCAGTTTCTAAATTCCGAATCTACAATGAAATTTACTGTCCAAGAATCAAAAACCAGTTTCCCAACCTGTAATTGAAGTTTACCACCCTGCCAAGGAGACTCTGCTTGATCTAAAGACAAGCCAGGAATAACTGTGCCAAACAGGTTCAACTCAAGTTCTGCAGTAGCCGCACGGGATGTTTCCGATGGAAGAGTTGGAAACTTTAATCTAAAATTAGAGGGGGTTGCCCTATGTATGTTTACTGTTATTGCCATTATGTCCTTCCCTTACCGCCCTCCGGAAATACTGTATATCTCGACAAAATGCCCGCTGTTTCATCATATCCGAGGGCCTCGACATATACCGCTTCATCATACATACCACTTGCACCAGATGTAAATGTTGTTTCTGTTTCCTCTGCCATGGCTTCTTCTGAAGAATAAATTCTTGATATAACCTTCTCAATAAGTTTCCCATCAGGATCGGTTGTTGGAGTAATAGGCTGCAGAAAATATCCCTGAATAGTGAAAGTCAAGGTCCATTTTAATACTCTCCAATCCTCTTCCCCCCATTCTTCCATAATATCCGGTGTCGCACTATTGAAAACTGTTTTTAATTCAAGGTCTGCGTTCATTTCTGGAACATTGATTTTCAAGAAAACATATGGATTGAAAAACGGTAATATCTGTTCAAGAATTTGGTCAATATCAACAATATGAAGTGCCCAGATATTTACATTGAGAAGAAAACTATATGGTATCAGGTTAGGTATTGTTTCAATTGTTTTTGCATCATAATCTTTTGATATAACAATATTCTCGTTCTTATTTCCCAATCTTGAACCATCATAGTCAATTGACATAAGGGTTACGGAAATGATGGGAAGCTTTTCTTCAGTTGAATACTCTTTTATCCAGTAATATGCCTTTTCCTTTGGCCCGAATTTCACAGGAACAAGAACGGTTTTTGTTATGTTTCCGTCATTGTCATACCTTGCCACATATATGTCTGCTAACATATCGAGAAACTGTATAATTGTTTTCCTGAAAATTCTATAAAAATAATAAGTTCGTGCCATTTATTTTCTTACGCTGGGCCGGGATTTTCTTCCTGTTTTTTCTTGATAATTTCCTCAACATCACTTATAGCCGTGTTTATTGACAATATCTTGCCATGTATCCTTACTGCTTTATAGCCTTGCATTTTCCAGCTTTTGAGTTTAATCAATATTTGCATTTTAGTCATATTATTCCACATTGAATTTGGAATTTCCTTTACTTTTTCTTCAAAGAGATACTTTTCCAAAAGTTTATCTACTTTATTCATTGCTACTTTTTCTTCTCTTTCTTTTCCGGTCATTTCCTCTTTATCGGTTCTTCTCCAATGTAAAGTTTGCTCTTGAAAATT